ATCCTGTGAGGTGAGTGAAGAACGCATTGCGAAGATTAGACCAGTTGGACCTGTCATTGGCTGAACACCGCAGACATCATAAGCAATTAGGTTTGGCATTGCACGACGAACTAGGGAAATTAGAATTGGATCCCATGTGTCCATCTGTCCACCACCCATGCTATTGGCGGGAGCGGTTTCTGCGAGGAAGCCGCGATCCTCATTGAGAGCCTTCTCTTGGTTCTCTAGGATAATTGTAGTAACAGCGCGCTTGTAAGAATCTTTGATCTCTGGAAGATCAGCATGATCTAGGACGGGCTGCCACTTTTCTTGAAGATGTTCTGTCTGAAACATTTGTTTCTCCTTTAATTAATTACATCTAAGTGGTTTAACATATTATTGGGCGCGAGCCTTAGTCTTTGTGATTGCAGTCATATATTTTGACATACTATCAGTAACACTAATGTCCTGTGCTGCGCTGTCGGATACTTCATTATCAATAACTTGTTCTGTGATCACTTCTTCACGAACCTTTGGAAAATAGTTTTCCTTAAGTGTGTCGAGTTTTGCACGGAATGTATCTTCGTCAACGAAGTCAACATCCTCTACAAGTGACTTGAACTTTTCAACTTCTGTGTCGGTGAGCTCTTCTGAGACTTCAACAACAACGTGTTCGCGAACAAGTGAACCGTTCTTTTCTTTAAGAGCGATATTCTGTTCAAGAACCTCATTTACCTTTTCTTCTAGGTCTGTAATCTTATCAGACTGAGCACCTAGTACGTCATACTTCTCGTCAGGAACGTCAATGTAATGATCCTCGAAAAGTTGCTTAAGACCAGAGATGAAGTCTTCTGCGATTTCACCCTTAAGTCCACGCTCGATTGCGAGTTCATTTTCTTTTGTCCATTCCTCAACAACGTAGTTAAGATAGGTATCAACTTTATCAGTCATCTCATCCTTTGATTCTTCAAGTTTAGCGTCGAATTCATCAACGGTTGCCTGATATAGACGAGCGATTTCTTCGCGGGTCTTGGACTTGACGGCTGCTTCGAAGATTGTGGATGCTTTTGATTTGAAGTCTTCAGAAAGGTCTTCACCTTCCATAAGTGCATCTACGTCTTCCTTGACGTTGATGGACTTGATCTTCTCTTCAATGGCCATTTTTGCAGCTTCGAGCTTCTTGATCTCTTCCTGCATTTCCTTATCTTCGTCATCGTCTTCCTCATCTGGGTGCATCGCGGACATGATTTTCCCATATGAAGCTTTGAGGTCTTTTGCCTTCATATTTTCCATTTCTGAATACATCGCCTTCAACATTTCCATTTTTGTACGGGGGGCGGCGGCTTCTTCAATTACCTCGTCATCACTTTCGTGATCTTCTGAAACCTTTTTGACCTTTTTCATGGGTTCGGCGGATTTCTCGCCTTTCTGTTGTGCATCACCACCAATTTCTTTTGCACCTTTTGCTGCAACGTCTGTTGGGGATGATTTGGCTTCTGGATCGACTACAGGTGCGCCACCATCTTGGACTTCACCATCGACCTTCTTGCCTTTTTCTGCTGGGACGGCACCCTTTTTCTGGGGGTCACTTTCATTCGCTTCTTCAAGCTCAGCAAGGACTTCCGCCTCCAACTCTTCAATTGTTTGTTCTAGTTCTGACATAGGATGCCTCCTTTTTGCAGTAATAAAATTACTAATATTTATTTATAAATTATAATCTTTGTAGAAATTTAGCAAAGGCAAGTGCTTTCCGCGATTCGTCAAGTCTTGCTTGTTTTGCATCAAATTCCTTTCTCATCTCAACCAATTCTGCTTCAAGTAGAGCACCGTTGTTCCAGACCCACTCTTTACCTTCCATAATACCTTCTACGAAAGCATTGGGAGCGGATGGATCAGCAACGATATCAGCGGCAGTTGCGAGGTAGAAGTCGTCACGAACATAGTTTGCACCATTTTTTTGATCAAGACTACCCATACCACGCGAGGAAACGCCGAGTTTAGCACCCTCGTCCATGAGATTCTTTACGATTTCACCCATTGGTGTGGCCATAATCTTTGCCTCACCAATAAAGTTTTTACCGTCTTGTTCCAGACTTGTAATCATATGTGAAACTCTTTCAAGGTTCACAGTTGGTCCGTCTGGATGACCTAATTCACCGAAGGCACGATTCTCCTTGATGAAATTCTTATTGTACTTTGCAACTTCCTTTGCAAGTACTTTTTCTGGATAAACACGTCCATTCCGGTTTTTGATATCCGATTGCATAAAGACACCACGAATTTTGTAGTTCTTCTTACCGTCTTCTTTTTCTTCGCAGATGTATTCTACATCTTCTACTTGTTCTGAGAACAGTTTGACCGTGTTAGACATTTTTCTTATCCTTATACTAGGTTATCGTAACCAGCGACTTTTCTTAACTTGAGAATTAGAGTCGTTGCACCAGCAGAGGTTGCACGAATATCACCAGTAGAACCAGTGGATGTTGGATTAATTGCAATAGTTGGTAGACCATCTGCAAAACCTAACTTACCATTTCCAACAAGTGCGAGTGCAGTATCATCCGTATCTGCATCAAACTCAATAAGTAGTGTTCCACCAGTTGTACACCATGCAACACCTACAATATCTAGTGCAGGACTTGAATCATGACCGACCAAATCAGATGCATCAAGAATAGTTGCTTCTGACTCTGCGGCAGTACAAGTTGCTTTGACTGTCACTTCAAAGTTTTTATCCGATAGAATTTGTGTTGCCCAAGCCATATCTTAGTCCTTAAATGTTAAGCATTTCTCGTTCAAAGTAAGACAATAGTTCTTTTTCCGACACTTTGAACCGTTTTGAAACGTCTTTTATTGTTTTTTCAAAACTATTTAGGAAATCTGAAGGTTTGGAATCCATAACACCAAAAATAGTGTCAACAGCATCCTTCATCTTAGGAGAAAGTTTCCGATACTCCTTAGACTTACGATGTTCATCCTTCTCTAGAACTGTCTGTTCGTAGATGTCCTCAATCTTCTTCATTTACGTCAACTTCCTGATCAACATACTCAATAGGTGACTTGACAAAACTATTTGACACTTCTCTACGTTGCATCTCTAGTTTGTCACCAACTCTATTTGCCATATCGTCTTGAAAAATTCTTTCTGCCTCAATATTGTTTCCTGAGACAATTGCGTTTAGTAAATCTTTTGTCGCGTTCATTGTTCATCTCCTTCATCATCAGATGGAATACCGTCTTGATCTGGGTCTTCATAATCAGGCATTTCTTCTGGTGAAATAACACCACCAGAACCATCCTGTGGATATCTTGTGATACCATCACCGCCATCTGGCATATCGACACCACCTTCAAGTGGGTCCGTATCAAGTTCTTTTCTAATTTGGTCGCGCATCTCTGCGATTTCTGAATCATTCATATTCAACACACGTTTGAGAACATACTCTTTTGAGAAGAATGTTCCGATGTATGACTGAATGCTGTCAAGAGTTTGAATTCTGTCGTTAAGAAGTTCTGCCTCTTTCAGTTCTGCAAAGTGACCATCTTCGATGAAATCGAACTGAATATGCTCTTGCATATTTGGCCAGTCTTCTGGTGATATTACCCCCTTCAATAGAAGGTTTGTCTTTAATAGGTCTACAAAGAGGGGAGTAAACTTCTTACGAATACGTTGTACGAATTTTGTAAATTTAAGTTCGTCTCTAGTAATTTCTGAGGTTCGTCCAAGACTAAATCCGTTTTCAGCTTCAAGTCTTGAAATCGGCACGTTAAGTGAACGGTATAGTTTCCGTTGGAAATATACGATGTCATCAATCTCTCCCAAATTAGAACCGCCGGGAAGTGTTGTAATCTCTGTACCTCTACCACCTTCTCGACGTGGTAGCCAAAAGTCTTCCAACATAGACATGTGATTACGGTCATCCCGAATTTCACCTGTGCTTGCATCGTATACCAACTTGTTACGATAACGGTTCATCACATCTTTTAGATACTGTTCTGCTTTGATCTTGGGTAGATTACCAAC